GGCTGGCCCTGTATGCAATCCCGTGTGTCCAGCGTCCTTGGATGGCCTGTTCGGGGCGGATGGCTGGCGGGCCCGATCGGTCATCGGGTGTCGGTTGTTCTGTTGATATCTCACGCGGCCCTCGACTTGAGGCGCGCATTCATCGCGGCCAGCTGCTGCATCAAGGCCTGGCCCTTGACGATCAGCTCGCTCCATTCCTTGGTGACGTGGGCCAAGTCGTTGTCGCTAACGTCGCCATCAGCCAGCGCCTCGGCCGCCGTCGACACCACGTCGCTGAACTCCTTTGCCGTCTCCGACAGCGTGCGCATGCACGGCTGATCGGCATCGGCCATGCCCTCAGGCATCGGCATCGGCGGGAAGTGCCGCAGCTCAGCCGCCATCGCGTACAGGATGCGGTAGTCCTTGGCCATCAGCTGCACCGTCACGGCGTCCTCGATGCCCAGCTTGGCCGTGGCCACGTTTGGGTTCACCTCGCCGCTGAGGTTCGTCTTTCCCATGCGCACCTGCAGCGCGGCCGCGCCGCCCGGGTAGTCGTGCACGACGTTGTAGGCGGCGTCCGCCACCGACATCCCATGCCCCATCTCAACTCCCTGTTGTGGTTGAAATGGACGGGGCAGGAGCGGGCGTCGAGACTTCATTTATGCATTCGTCGACACCCCCCTTCCCTTTCGTGACCGGAACGCGCAACGCGCTCCAGCGCACGTCCGGCCGGAGCAACTCACACGGCACCACCTGCCCCAGCGCGCGTGTCTGGGCTTCGATCTCTGGGCAGTACTCGGCCGGAACGCGGTACTTCAGCCACGACTGGACTGTCTGATGGCTCGCGTTCTTCACCTTGAGAAGGCGCGCGGCCTTCGACGGCCCGCCCAGCAGCCGTATCGCGTGCCGGGCAGCCTCGTTCGGTGTTATCTGGGTCGTCATGCGGCCGACTATACGAAAGATTTTCCTTCAACGAAAGAAAATCCTTGTTTGTCGCATCGGGGCGCGCAAGACAAACTTGCAAAAAGAGCACTTCGACCAATGACGATTCACACCAGAATTCGCGCGCTCCGTGAGGCCAAAGGCTGGTCCAGGCGGCAACTGGGCGACGAAATTCAGCGCCTGGAAGGCAACAACAAGGCCATCAGCAGCCCAACCATCCGCGGCTGGGAGGAAGGCGAATACGCGCCGAAGCGAACACGGCTGCCCTACGTCGCACAGGCTCTCGGAACAACAGTTGAAGCCCTTCTGGCCGATGAGAACTTCGAGGGATACAGGCTTTCGGTGGCGGACACTGCGGACGAGGACCGGCCCAAGTACACGGCATCGCCCGCATGGCCATTCAAGCGAATCGCCCCAAGCGAGATCGCGGAGATGTCAACTGAGGCGCTCGAACAGCTGGAGCGCGTCATGGCAGCTTATCTGGACCTCAAACTGCCGGTTGTCCATTGGCGCCCCGTCGCATTGCGCGTAGCGTCCGAGCTGGATCAACATCGAGGCAACGACGAATTCACGACCTTCGTCCGCGCTGTCGACCTTGAACTGGAACGCGACATCGCAAAGCTCAAGACGTTGAAGCCCGGCCCGATCAAAGCACGCTCATGAGAACCGTCGAAGTTAACGATGCACTGGAGTGCGAGTTCATCTTTAGCGTGGGAAAGGCGACGCCCGAGGCGGCTCAAGCTCGCATCTGTCGCCAGTGCAAACGCCAGACATGGGCGCATACCGATGCATGCATGTGGTGCGGCCACGACGCAACAACACGCTTGTTTAGGTGGGTGCTTATCGGTCTCGCGGTGATCGGGGTAATTTTCACTTTGATCATAGGGATGAGCTAGCTAGAGTCGGTCGCTCCCAGTGGGGGTACAGACCTTGACGAACGAAAACGACGCCGCAAACCGCTTCATTGCGCAGCTGCAGGCGAATTCGGGCGATACGCCCGACCCAAGCGACACGCAGCCTCAGCAAATCGTCATCAACCGCCCGGTTCGTTGCGTTTTCTACCTTGCGGCTGCACCTGTCCCGGTTAGCACCGGCATCCGTCCTCGCCGCCAGCGGCAGGGGCCGCAGACATGAGGCCCGGTCTCTTGGCCGCGCTGGCCTTTGCCTGCATGGTTGCAGGCTGCGCGCGGCAGCAGGCCTATCCGTCGTTCATGCAGTCCAGCGAACATGACGAAGCCGCCTATAGCGCGTACACAGCGAAGGGCACGGCATCGCTTGCTGGACAAGCCTTTCTCGTTCAACGCAACGGCGGCGTCGTCAAAGCCGCTGGGCGAACGGTCACCCTTGATCCGGCGACCACCATCGGGCACGACTGGTATCGCAAGGCTGGCAGGATCTTCGCTTTCCGCCATCTGATGCCTGGGTCGCCTGGCTTTCGGCAAGCGCGCCGCTCCGTGACGGCGGACGGCGATGGCCGTTTCAAGTTCGTCGACCTGCCAGCCGGCGAGTACTACGTCCGATCTGAAGTGACCTGGGAGATCGGCAACTACCACCCTACCCAAGGTGGCGTCGTAGGAACACTGGTCAAGGTCCGCGACGGCTCGCCTCAAGAGATCGTGCTCAGCGAAATCGCCCGTTAGAACCATTCGCGCCAGCACGAGCCCGCTTTAAGCGGGCTTTTTCTTTCACTCAAAGAAAGTTTTTCTTGTCTTAAAGGATTTTCTTTCATACAGTTGCCCCGCACCCACCCGGAGGCGACATGCCCAGCAAGCCCAAGACCCACGCCGAACACCTCGCCGACTACGTCCTTGAGCGCCTGGCCGCCGGCCTGGCCGAGAACGAAGGCTTGACCGGCAGCGCGCTGCTCAGCGCGCAGCACGCCGACATGGCTTACGCCCTGCAGCGCCTGCTGGGCGCTGCGGGCGACAGCTACGAAATCCAGCTCATCGCCCTGCTGGGCCTGCGTGACGACGACGGCTACCGCTGCGGCCCCGCCGCGCGCGCCATCGCCGAGGCCCGCATGTGCGCCGCTGCCGACGCAGCCTGCGCCGCGGCCGGGAGCGCCGCATGAGCGCCACTACCAACCCCGGCCTGCACGCGTTCATCCATGGCCGCGCACCCGTCGGCTGGGTCGACGAAATCCACGCGCACGCCGACACCGAACTGGACGCCACCACCGCGGGCCACATCGCCGCCTGGGCTGATGCCGACGTCGACCTCGCGCACATGGCCGGCAGCTACGCCGTGCGCCCCGAGGCCGCGCCCTGTGCGGTGCCACAGCCCGGCGAAGCCGCCACCGAACTCGGCGCCGACACAGGCCGCCCCGCCCCGCTCAGCTTGGCCCGCCGCGCCCTCATCGCCCACCTGCAGCGCCGCAGCGCCAACGTCGCCGACGAACGCCGCCGCTACGAAGACGCCGGCGCCATCGGCCCCATCTTCAAGCGCAACAGCATCCAGCTGCAACTCGACCTCATGGCGCGCATCCGCGCCCTCCAGGAAGGCGCCCCGCTCACGCGCACCATCGCCACCGCGCTGGTCGCCCTCGCCTCCGGCGCCCTGCTCGTGCTCGCCGCCTGCGGTGGCGGCGGCAGCGACGAAGAGCCCCAGCCGCGGCAGCCTGCCGACTGCGCCAAGACGCCGGAGTTGTGCAAGTGAGCGGGCCGCACACCGCCCGCGCGCGCATGCCGCTGGCCTGGCTCAAGGCCGCCGAGGCGCCCAAGGCCCTCCGCGCCTGCCACCGATGCACGCACGGCACAGACGCCGGTATCGAGCGCATCTGCACCCACCCCGCACTGGCCGACTGGGCCGGCGCGCCGCAGCCCGTCGCCGTCACGCGCGCATGGGGCGGCGGCTGCGGCCCCGACGCCCGGCACCTCAGCGACGCCGCCCTGCAGGAGTGACCGCCCATGAGCGCCCACGAAACCGCCATCGTCACCGCCGAGCACCTCCAGCGCGCCTACGCGCAGCTGCGCCGCCCCGACTGGCCCGACCTCGACGAGATGAACCGCGTGGCCAAGCAAATGGCCATCGTGCGTGCCCGCGCCTGCGCCCTGGCGCACGGCCAGGCGCTGCCTAACGAACCCGTCGCACGACACGCCCCGGCCACGCTGGCGGCGAGCTCGCGCCCCCTTTGCCCAACCGAACGCCGCCGCCGCGACGACCACTTCCCTGCCATCGACCTCAAGAGCCGCGCCGCCGGCGAGCGCGATGACGACTGACCGCCCCACCCGCATGAAGCAACACTTGACCCCAGAGCGCCAGGCCGACCTTGCCGAGCGCTACCCGCACGAGAGCAACGAGCGGCTCATCGCTGATTTCGGCCTCACCAAGGGCCAACTCGCCTGGTTTGCAGGCCAGCGCGACCTCAAGAAGACACCCCAGGTCCGCAGCAACATCGCCCACGACGCCCTCGCACAGCGGACCGCCGGCGTCAACGTCAGCCGGCACGTCATCGCGGCCTTGCGCGAAGCCGGCCCCGCCGGCCTGGCCATGACCGGCCTCATCGTCGCGCTGCCCCACCTGCGCAAAGAGCGCATCGCCCCTTGCGTCTACATGCTCACCAAGCGCGGCGCACTGCGCCGCACCGGAGGCCGCGGCCAGGGGCGCTGGTTCGTCGTGCCGGACAAGGTCAGCACCTTCAGCGCCGGCGCCACCAAGGCCGCGTTGCGCCCGGTCGAGGCGCGCGCCGCGCCGGCCGTCATGGTTGCAGCCGCCAAGCCGCGCAGCGGACCGGCCCACCTCCCCGGCGATGCCGACCTCTCCACCGCCTCGCGCACCGAGTGCCCCAGCCCGCCGCCGCGTTTCGCCATCCAGCCCACCGGCTCGGGCCTGTTCAAGACCCTCGGCCCAGGCCAGTACCTCGACGCTGAGCCCAGCACCTGGGTGAGCGCGATCACATCGAAGGCCTCCTGATGCGCACCCTCTCTATCCGCCAACCGTGGGCATGGCTCATCGTCAACGGTCACAAGCCGGTGGAAAACCGCGACTGGTCGACCACGTTCCGCGGCCGCTTCCTCATACACGCCGGTGCCAGCATGGTCCAGCGCGAGTACTGGGCCACCGTCGACCACCTCAAGGCCGAGCTGGGCATCGAGGTGCCGCACTTCCTGGAACTGCCCAAGGGCGGCCTGGTAGGCGCGGCCACGCTGGTCGACGTCGTCACCGAGATGGACAACCCCTTCTTCCAGGGCCCCTACGGCTTCGTGCTCGCAGACGCCCGCCCCTGCCCCTTCGTGCCCGTCAAGGGCCAGCTCGGCTGGTTCAGCGTCCCCCGCTCGGCCCTGGCCGACATCACCATCCCGAAAGCCGCAGCATGACCACCGCCGAACTCGACCGCGAGTCGCTGATGGACCTCTCTGAGGTGCTGGCCCGCATCAAGATGCAGAAGACCTGGCTCTACGCAGAGATCAAGGCCGGCCGCTTCCCCGCGCCGATCAAGTTGAGCCCCAAGGCGGCGCGCTGGAAAGCCGGCTGGATCTTCGACTACCTGGCCGCGCTCGGCACCGTCTCCCACCCTTGAGCGACACCCATAGGAAAACAAAACCATGTCTCGACTAACCGACAACGACCGCCGCTTTGGCCCGCTCACCTGGGGCAAGACGGACAGCTATCGCCCGCTGCGCCTGACCTTTTGCACCGGGGGCGATGGCGACGATTCCCGCCCGCGCAACAGCCTGACGGCCTGGGCTTTCGGCCGCGTGCTGCGGCTCAGTCTGCCCACGCTGGTGCAGCCCTTCCGCATCAAGCACATCGCGCAGACCTGGGACGCCGCCACAGTGGCGCGCATGGGGCGGAACTGGTACTACGAGACGCACCCGCGCGAGTACGGCTTCAGCGTCAGCGACGGCTTCCTGCAGGTGTTCCTCGGGCCACAGACCCACGACAGCACAACCACCAAGAGCTGGAGCAAGTTCCTGCCGTGGACTCAGTGGCGCCATGTGCGGCACAGCTTCTATGACGCGGCCGGCGAGCACTTCTGGACCGAGCCGCAGCGGGCCGGGCGCTGGAAGGAAGGCGAATGGGAAGAGATGGACCGCCAGCGTTCGGCTTGCCCGACCGTGACCTTCAGCATCACCGACTACGACGGCGCCGTCATCCAGGCCACGACGCGCATCGAGGAACGGGAATGGCACTTCGGCGAAGGCTCGTTCAAGTGGCTATCGCTGTTCCGTCGCCCGATGGTGCGCCGCAGCCTGGACATCCACTTCAGCGCCGAGGTCGGCACGCAGAAGGGCTCATGGAAGGGCGGCCTGATTGGCACCAGCATCGACATGCTGCCCGGTGAGGACCATGAAGGCGCCTTCCGCCGCTACTGCGACCAGGAGCACCGCGATAAGGGCGGCAAGTACCGCATCACCTTCAACGCCGCCTGATTCCCATGGATTGGAACTGGACATGAACAAACTCACCGACGACCAAGCCTCCGCCGAACGCAACGCGTTCGAAACGCATGCGCGCTCGATTAACGAGCCGCTTAACCTGACTCGCACTCCGGGCTGCGAGGGCGTCTACCTGAACGATCGGACAGAGGCGTGTTGGGCGTTCTGGGAGGCTCGCGCTGCCCAGGCGCCAGAGGATTGGCACGACGCGTACTGGAATCTGCGCCGCTACGTCGAGTCCATCGGCGTTGACATCAAGTGCTATGCGGGCGCTTCCGCGCCCCGCCCTTAAGCCTCAAGGAAACCCATGAGCATCGACCCAACCAAAGGCAGCGTGAACACGCAGCTTGCCAACGCCGTAGCGGCTTGCGCCGTCGCGAATGACCGACTCGACGTGGTCCGCAACCGCCTGGCCGGCGCTAAGCGGGAAGAGACAGCCGCGATCAACGCTGTCAACGAGGCGCAAAAGCACTTCGATGAACTGGTGGCGCTGGTCAAAAAGTCAGCGCCGTACAGCACCGACTGGAAGCTCCTGCGCGGCGAGCCGGCCTGACCTTCAACCCTTCGAACTCATCCATCATGAAGCAACTCGTCATCTATCACGCGAACTGCACCGATGGCTTCACGGCCGCCTGGTGCTTCCATCACGCCGCGCCCGACACGTTCGACTTTCTGCCGGCCAGCTACGGCCAGGAGCCGCCCGACGTGACTGGCCGCCAGGTCTACGTGGTGGACTTCAGCTATCCCCGCGACAAGCTGCTGGCGATGGCTGAGGTCGCGGCCGGCGTCACGGTGCTGGATCACCACCAGTCGGCCGAGGCGGCGCTGGCCGGCCTGGAGCATCCCCGCCTGCACGTCCACTTCGACATGCAGCGCAGCGGCGCGGGCATGGCCTGGGACTTCCTGTTCCCGAGCCAGCAACGCCCGCGCTTCCTGGGCTTCGTCGAGGATCGCGACCTGTGGCGCTTCAGCTTCGTCGAGACGAAGGCCTCCCACGCCTATCTGGGCAGCATCCCGCACACCTTCGAGAAGTGGGACGAGATCATGCTGGGCAACGTCACCCAGCAGACCATTGCGCTGGCCCAGGGTGAGGCGCTGGTGCGCCTGGTGGAGAAGCAGGTCGCTGACGCCGTGCGCTCCACCCAGCGCCGCATGGTCATCGGTGGCGTCGAGGTGCCGGCCGCCAACGTCCCGGGCTTCCTGGCGAGCGACGCCGGCCATGTGCTCGACGACGGCCAGCCCTTCGCCGCGACCTACTTCGACACCGAGCAGCGGCGCTGCTTCAGCCTTCGCAGCCGGCCGGATGGCGCCGACGTGTCGCTGATCGCCGGCCAGTACGGCGGCGGCGGACACAAGCACGCCGCCGGCTTCTCCGTCCCGCGCGACCACGACCTGGCCCGCGTCTAACTTTTCGATGTACGAAGCCTGGAGATAGACCATGCCCACAACTGACCCGAAAGCCCCTGAAACCTTCCTGTGCCGCGCCTGGGGAGAAACAGACCTGCCGGCCGCCGAGCTGGTGAGCGGCTGGGAGGGCGTGCGCCGCTTCATGGTCCGCGAGTGGCTGGGCGCTGAAGACGCGACCGACTACGACGGCACGGTGACGCTGGACCGCCTCAAGACCGACTATGACGAGCACGTCGAAGACGAGCGCGGCAGTCTGTACGAGATCGAGTTCGAGATCGGCGGCGTGAGCATCGAACGGGTCTACGCCTCTGGCGCTGCGCCGATCGATAGGCTTGGCCAGGCCATCTCCGACGCGCTGGACGAGGCACCTGCTGCCGATGTGTTGATCGTGATAACCGGCGCCTTCGTTGGCCTCACGGTCGAGATGGTTCGCCGCGCTGGCCACGACGTGGACAAGGCGATCACCGTGGATGGCGGCAAGCAGCGCGATATCACGATTCACGCGCCGAAGCCCTGACCTTCCAAGCCCCCGGAACTCATCATGAAAAACAAACCCTACAGCATGGACGCCGACACGTCCGGCATCCGTGAGCGCGTGGCGGTCACGATATCCGGCGCAATCGCCCTGGGCGCCCAGAATGAATCCCCGGCGCCCGAGGGTCATTGGCTGGGCGAGTTCTGGACCTTCGGCCGCACCGCCGACCAGTGGCGGTCCACCGTGTGGTCCGTGGCCCGCGCGCTGAACTGCCTGCCCTCCAGCTACGCCGACGCCAACGGCCACGTCTTGCGGGCCGCCGAGAAGCTCACCGCCGAGCGCGACGCGCTGCGTGCCGCCTGCAAGAACGCGCGCGACATCCTGGCCACCGACCGCCAGGGCTTCGTGGATTGCCACCAGGTGCACGGGTCGCAAGTCGAAGACGCAGTTGCGCACGGCCTGGTCTGGGTCGCCGAGGACGTGTGGATTCCCCCTGACGTGGCCGATGCGCTGCGCGATTACGACAGGGCGATTGCGCTGATCGACGCCGCCACCGCCCCGGCCACCGCCGAAATCCCTTCCCCCGCTTGAGAGTCTGACCATGACCACTCCCGATCTTGCCCAAGCCCGGCGCGAAGCCCAGTCGCTGCGCAACCTGAACATCCCGGCCTACTACGCCGACACCGTGGACGCCCTGGCCGCCGAGGTCGAGCGGCTGCGCGCCCAGGTGGCGCCGGCTGGCTGGAAGCTGGTGCCGGTGGAGGCTACGCCTGAGATGGAGGCAGCGGCTGGCGCCGGTGGCCCGGCTTGCATGTGCTGCGGCGACGACAACGGTGGCGGCGACCCTGCCGCGGTCTGGTCTGCCATGCTTGCTGCTATCCCGACACAGCGGAGCCCGTGGGATAGATGGGAGCCCACCGTCGAGGTGCTCGACGCCGTGCAGAAAGGCGAGCTGGTCGGATCGTTTGCGACCGGCTTTCGCGCCGCCCAGGCACAGCAGGCCGAGCCCAACACGCCGATCAACGAATTGCTGAAGCAGTACGAGGAAGAAGACTGCGATTTCGCCAACTTGGCCTGGGTCGTCAACGCCGCTAATCGGCTTGTCCGGACGATGCCTGACACCCAAGTCCGCTGCCTCCTTCACGCACTGGCACAACAGGTCGCCCCATCCCTGACGGTTGGGGAGCGCGAGGCGCCTACCAAGGGCGACAACTTCGCGCAGGTCGCAGCGCAGCGCGCACGCATCACGGACGCCATGATCGACGCGGTGGCGCCCTACTGTCAGGCGAAGTCCCGCGACCTTGCGCACGCGGCGCTGGAGCGCGCATTCGCGGTTGCCGGCGCGCCGGTGGCGGCCAAGCCAGAGTTCAATGCCGCCATGGGCGAGTGGCTGACCGCAGTCGGAGAGCTGTACCTCGCCATGGGCCGCCCCGATTTCAAGGCCGACGAGCCGGTCCTTGGCGTTGTGGAGACGCTGCGCGAAGCCGCCAGGCGCCTTTCCCATCAGCCCGCGCAGGGGGTGGAAGACGAGCTGACGGCATTTGAGGCGTGGTTTCAGCGATACCGCCGCGAGTCGTGGGTGAAGTCCGGCTGCGCCAAAGACCGCGGCCCCGAGCCGAGCGAGAACTGGTCGCTGGGCCTGCGCAGTTGGATGCTGGAAGCGTGGCAAGCCCGCGCCGCCCTCGCCCAGGCGCCGGCCGCCGAGCCGCTGACGGATGAGCAGATCATCAAGTGCCTGCAAGCCGCTGGCGTCAAGTTCCAACGCTTCTACTCGCCCGCCAAGAAACGCTGGCTTGACTCGACCGCCGGGTCCATCGACAGCAGCGTTCTCATCGAAGGCGTCCGCGGCGCCCTGGCGAAGGAGCAGCCGTGATCCGCTTCATCATCAAGCGCCACATGGACAACGGCCGCACCGTGGGCACCAGCACCTTTGAGACGTTTGACGTGAACGTGCCGGAACTGGAAGCCGCGCTTACCGGCGGCGGCCACGACCACGCCGGCAGCTATGACGTGCGCGAGCTTATTGGCGTCGAGGTTCTGCCACCCGCGCCCGCCAACTGACTTTCCCATGTACGGAAGATGCACATGCTGACTGCCTTTCAGATCCGCCAGCTCATGCACCAGACGTTCCAGCGGCAGGCGCTGATCCTCGTCCCTGAGTGCAACTGGACCGGCCACGAGTGCGACCTGCTGGTCGTCCACAAGTCCATGCGCATCATCGATGTCGAGATCAAGATCAGCCGCGCCGACTTCAAGCGCGACGCCGCGAAGGACAAGTGGTGGCACCGGATCCCGGTCGAAGAGGCCCGCGCGCGCGGCCTGGACTGGTGGACCCATCGCGAGCACGACGACTGGCCCCGCAAGGTCTGGAAGCACTACTTCGCCATGCCGCGCGAGATCTGGAAGCCCGAGCTGGTCGAGTTCCTGCCGTCGCCGATGTCGGGCGTGATCCTGCTCGACGGCCGCGGCCCCTTCGTCGAGCGCATGGCGAAGCCCTGCAAGGACGCCCAGCCCATCGCCGCGAAAGACGCCATCGACATCGCCCGCCTCGCCAACCTGCGCATGTGGGACGCACTGGTCAATCGCCAGCTGGCCGCCGCCTGAATCCCACCCTTCGAACTGGCGGCTTGCCGGCTACTTGGCCGCCCGCAGTCCGTCGAGGTAGTCGGCCCAGGCCTGCATGAAGGCGCGTCGCTGATCCAGGAACTTGGTCCGGTTGTAGGCCCGGCCGTTGGCGTCCCGCACGGCGTGGGCCAGCTGGGCGTCGATGACATCACCGCCGACATCCAGCCGCTCGGCACCCATCGTCCGCGCCATCGCGCGGAAGCCGTGCGCACTCATCTCTTCGTTGTCATAGCCCAGGCGGCGCAGCGCGCTGCGCACGGTGTTCTCGCTCATGCAGCGCGTCGATGACGTCACGGCTGGGAACACGTAGCGGCCGCGGCCAGTGATGGCCTGCAGCTTCTCCAGCACCTGGACGGCCTGGCTGGCCAGCGGCACCAGGTGCGCGCCGCCGGAGATCTTCTGCTGCAGCGAGCCCTTCATGCGCACTGGCGGCACCGACACCATCGCGCCGGCCAGGTCCACCCAGGCCCACTCCAGGTGCCGCAACTCGCCGGGCCGCAGGATCAGCAGAGCCGAGAGCTGCAGCGCCGCACACGTCACCGGGTGACCAACATAGGCATCCATGTCGCGCAGCAGCGCGCCCACCTCCGTCGGCGTCACGATGGACGCGTGATGCGTCACGACGGTCGTCGGCAAGGCGTCGGCCAGGTCGGCCGCCGGGTTGCGCTTGCAGACGCCTGACGCCACCCCGTAGCGGAAGACCTGCCCGCATGCGTTTTTCACCCGGTGCGCCGTCTCGATGGTGCCCTGGGCCACCACCGGCTGCAGCGTGGTCAGCAACTCGGGCGGCTCGATGTCGTCGGCCGGCCGCTCGCCGAGGTCCGGGTAGGCGTAGAGCTCCAGCCAGCGGCGGATTTTGACCACCTGCGCGGCGGACACCTTGTGCGCATGCACCTCGTCCAACCACTTTTCCGCCAGCCAGCGGAACGAGCCCGGCGTCGGCCCGCCGGCCGCAACCTCACGCGCCACCAGGGCCGCAGCCATCTGGGCGGCCTTGTCCGCCTGTCGCGCGACGCTGGGATCCACGCCTTCCGCCAGCTTCTGCCGGGCCTCGTCACGCCGTCGCCGCGCTTCGCCGAGGCCCACCTCGGGATACACGCCCATCGACAGCAACTTCTCAGCGCCAGCGAAATAGTATTTGAGCCGCCAATACTTCGCCCCGGTATCACGCACCTCCAGACGCAAACCATCGCCGTCTGAGAGTTTCAGCGTCTTGCCTTGAGGGGCGACGGCCCGCCGAATGGCGGCATCGCTGAGCTTGTTCGTGGCCACAGGGGTAACTCCAGACACGCCCGCGGGCGGGCGGCAAAGTTACCCCCAAAGTTACCCCCGAGCGGGGCGGATGGTAGCGGAATGAGTCGCACTGGTGCGAACTCGTTCCCCCTATGAAACCCGCATTTTCAGGCGGCTCCGTGAACGTGTGCGAACGTTCACGGAGGGGTACATGGTGGAGCCGGGGGGAATCAACTTATAGGGCGTCAGCCAGTATTCCAGCCACTAGTTACCCCTTGAGTTACCCCCGAGGTGGCCCGCGCGCAGTTCAATTGAGCAAATGCCACTTGAACGCACTTAGCGGCCATCCTAACCCCGCACGTGCTGTATAAAACTACAGCTATGCTGGTGGATGTTGTTGAACTGGATTGGCACGGGCAACCGCGGCCGCGTGAAGAGGTGCTGGCCGCGGCGCCGGTGCGGGGTTGCATCCAGCTGGATTGCCTGTGGACCGACCGCGATCTGGATCGGCCCAAGGTGCACGCGGACATACGGCCATTCCAGCTGGAGACGCTGTACAGCGCGCGCATCGAGCGCTGGCGCGGGGTGCACCTGGTGCTGTCAGGCTGGCAGCGGCAGGATGCGAAGGGCCGGCAGACGGGCGGGGGAAAGTTCCCGCAACGGTGGTGGGTGCGGCTGGTGCTGGATCCGAACAATCCCCCGATGGCCTGGCGCGACAGGCAGGCAGTCACGCGCCGAGCATGATCGCCTCGCCCTGCCGCAGCGCGAGGTGCACGCGCACCACGTCGGGCGGGCACATGGGCCTATGCCAGACGACGCGGACGGCCTCGTAGACCGCGTCAAATAGCCCGACCTCGTCACCGCGCCGCGGCGGGTCGCCGACGTCGACCAGCAGCAGCCGGCCGGCGAGGTAGTAGTGCACCTCGACCATTGCGGCATTACCGCGGCCAGGCGCTCACCAGCGCCGCATGACGCGCCCTGCAATCGGCCGCCGCAGCCTCGCGAGCCGCGATGACCTCGACGACGTCGCGCAGCGGCGCGGAGGCGCCCGCCGGGTAGTCAGGCCCGGCCTGGCATGGCACCGCCAGGCCAGCGGGCGGCGGGTCCACGCGGCTAGTAGTCGGCGCCCGCGTGGCGCAGCCGGTCGAGCACAGCGCCAGGGATAGGCACGTCGCCCAGCTCCAGCGGGCGACCAAATGCCCCGGCAGGCGGGCAGATCGTGGCGGTGAGCGCATATCGGGACTCCGGTGATGGCTGGATGGCGCGGCGGGCATTGGCGGCTCTGCGGGCCTCGTAGTCGGTCGCAGCGGCGCGGGCGCGCAGGCGGTCGCTTTCGCGCTGGGCGTCAGCGACCGCCGCCAGCTCGGCGCGGGCCGCCTCGTCGCCCGTGCGGTGACCGTGCAGGTAGGCGCCGGCGATGGCGGCGACCGCAACGGCCGTAGCGATCGACCAGGAGGGAAGCATCACGCCACCCCGCGCGAGTAAGTCACCGGCTGGCCGGCCATGAAATGGGCTGTCAGCACCTCGCCGCGCCCCTTGCCTGGCACGAAGCTGATGTGGACCCAGGTGCCCTCGAAGATGAGCTGGTCGAAGCGCAGCTCGGGCGCGTGGGTCATGAGGTGGCGGGCGATGGAGCGCGGCGTGCCGAAGCCGGGAGCGATGAAATCAGCCGCCAGGCCCTGGCAGTGCTGGCTGGCGCCCGAGCCACCGACGGCGCGATTCACCTCGGGCGCGCGGTACCCGCTGGTGATGTGCACCGGTCCGGCGAGCAGGTTGCGCACGCGCTCCATGCCCGGCGCGAGCACGCCGCGGATGTTGACCAGCGCGCCAGCGTCGGGCACGTTGGCCAGGCCCTTGCGGGTGGCGGTGTCGCTGCGGAGAAATTCGGACAGCCAGAAGAAGCTGCCCAGGCGTTCGTCAGGCATTCAGCCCTCCTTGACACGGGTACGGACGATCAGGACGGCGAAGCCGACTGCGATGCACACGTCGGGCAGCGTCGGCGGCGCCTGGTGGAGCAGCGGGCCAGCCAGCCCGCCGCCGGCACCCAGGGCTAGCAGCAGCCACGCCGCCGCCTTGAGCCACTCGGTGGCCCGATCGCGCGGCGCGAGGCCGGGCCGCAGCGGGGCGGTGCGGTCGAGCTTGTTGAGCGCCTCGGCCAGGATGACGAGGGCGCAGAGCCAGTGGAGGACGAGCATCACGGAGCGCCCTCCCCGGCGGCCACCTTGGCGCCAAGCCGCGCAATGGCCGCACGCACCAACTGCTGGGCGCCAGCCCCGGCGGCGAAGGCCAGCCCCAGCAGCACCGGCTCGCTGATGGTGACGCCAGCCGCCAGCATGGGCGTGAGGTAACCCGCGGTCAGACTGCTGGCCACGGCCGCGCTGATGCGGCGCGACGTGGTGCGGAGCAGTTCGCGCCAGGTGTCACCCGTAGATGGCACCGCATTGAGCAGCACGATGGCCACAAGCGCGCCGGCGAAACCGGCGATCAGCAGCTCGGGCCGCAGGCCCAATGGCACACCGAACGCGGTGAGCGCGGGCACGGTAGCTGTGGCCACCGCGACCGTGGCGACGGCGGTGGAAGTGGGTTCTGGCATGGAGGCCTTTCAGGAGCCAGGGGCGTCTCAGAGTCCAGAGACATCGATGAGGAGCACGGGCCCGCCGACCAACTGCTCCGCAAAGCCGCTTGCGTTGCCGGGGCCCGTGGCGAAGCCGCTGTTGCGAACTTCGAAGCCCGTGGCAGCAGACCGGTAGAAATCTCTCCAAACCTGCCAGGAGCCCGGAACACCGGGGCTGTAAACATAGTGCTGACGGCTGAACGACTGGACGACTGCGTAACTTCCGCTGGGCAACCCCGAGTACGTGTAGGGCACGTCATTTGGCAGTGACCTTGAAGGGATAGCTCCTGCATAGACCACGCGCATGTACTTCAACGCAGCGTCAAACACAACTTGCCCCGCCGCGTCGAACACCTGCAGCCCGCTGCTCGCGCCACTGGCGCCCGGCGCGGCGAATACATAGGCAGTCACAGACGGGAGGCCTGAGGTTGACCGGTAAGCCATCACCGTGCCGCCGTACATCACCGACGCGTAGGACGTCGAATCCGTGACCAAAGCTATGACGTAGGAGCCGCTGGCGGGGACGGAGACACTTGCGCTGTAAACGCTGGCCCCGGTTCCCGAGTTCCAGTTGCTCGGCCAGCTGCTGATCGTCGTTTTGGAAAAGAGGGCGTAATTCTTGAAGTCCTGATCGACCTGAACCACGCCGCCGTCGTTGATGATCTGAAAGCCTGCCGGCATGTCGTGAGACTCCTGTGAACCGCCGCCACCGCAGGCGCTAATACATGCCGTAATGAACAGTGCCGCTGAGATTCGTAGCCCCAGCTGGATAGGTCCAGCTAAGCGTCGTTCCGCTGACGCTGATGACGGGAGGCGTACCCGTGAAACCACTCGTCGAGGGGATAAACGCGAACCAATACGAGTTGCCAGCAAGAGCGGCAGGCAAAGTGAGAGACCCAGAAGAAGAGACATTGACGGCTCCTAGAAGCTTGGTTAAACGATCAGTGACGCTCAACGTGAGGTTGCCGCTGGCGTCGTACACCTCGACTCCCTGCACCATCACCAAACCCCGATCCGCACGCGCAGCACGCCGCTGCTGTCATAGACCCTGATCAGGTTCGCGGCGATATCTACGCGGGCGCCAGAGCTCGCGCCACCGTTGACCGTGTCCGAGATCGCGCCTACCGTCAGGTTGTTGGCGGACAGCACTCCCACCTTCGCTGAGGTCACCTGCGCGTCGCCGATCTTGGCCGTGGTGATCTGGGCGTCGGCGATCTTGGCCGTCGTGATCGTGGCGTCGACGATCTTGGCGGCCGTGATCTGCGCATCGGCGATCTTGGCCGTGGTGATCTGGGCGTCGGCAATCTTGGCGGCCGTGATCGCGGCATCGCCGATCTTGGCGGTCGCAATGGCCCCGTCGGCGATCTTGGCCGTGTCGATTGCAGCGTTCTCGATCAGCGCGGTCCGAATCGCGCCGTCGGCGATGGCCGCGCTGCCCACGGCGATCGCGCCGGCCTGGATCTTCCCGGCGGTCACCGAGTCGGCCGCCAGTTCCGTCGCGGTGATCGCCCCGGCGGCAATCTGACCAGCTGTGACGGTGTTCGCGGCGATCTGCGATGCCGTCACCGTGTTGGCAGCCAGGCGGTCGCCCGTGATCGCGCCCGCAGCGATGTCGCCGGCCTGTATAGACCCCGCGGCAATCTTTCCCGCCACGACGGCCCCTGCCGCAAGCTCGGTGGCCGTGATCGCGCTGGCGGCGATCTGGGCGGCTGTGATCGTGTCAGCCGCGATCTCATTCGCGGTGACGGCCCCGGCCGCCAACTTCGCGGTGGTCACCGAGCCGGCGGCAATCTCATTGGCCGTCACCGCGCCGGCCGCCAGCTTCGGCGTGCTGATGGCCCCGTCGGTGATCTGCGTCGCAGTGATCTGGCCGGTTAGCTTCGCCGCCGCCACGGCCGCGATCTGAGCGTCGATCAGTGTCCCGGTGATCTTGCCTGCAGCGAGGTCGGCAATCTGCGTATTGGTCAGCTGCCCCGTGATCTTCGCTGCCGAGATTGCCTGCAGCTGCGCATCGGTCAGCGTGCCGCTGACCTTGGCGGCGGCCAGACCGGCAATCTGCGCGTCGCTGATGGTCCCTGAGAGGTCGCCGGTTGGAACGGCCGCGGTGTATGCAGCGCCATCCCAGCGATAAAGCTTGTTGCCGAACCAGATCGCGCTGGTCGACTTCGTCACGGGAAGCGAGCCCCCGGTGAAGACGGTGACGGGCTCCAGACCGCTCAGCAATTTGCCGGTGGTGATGGTGCCGTCGGCGATGTTGTCGGCCTCGACGATCAGCGGCGCCAGGTCGCTGTGGCCCACCTTGCCCGTCGTCACGGCGAAGCCGTTTGTGCCGCCCGCCGGCGTCAGCGACTCGACGCCGTCCTTCGTCACCCAAGTGATCCACAGCCGCAGCGTCTTGCCGAGCCCGCACGAGTGGGCATAGGCGATGCCAGCGAACTCAGCCAGCACCTCAGCGTCCGCAAACTCGGGCAGCGCGCCGCTGGTGTAGGCCTTGCCATACAGGCGCGTCGTGCCGTGGCCATGGCCCACGGTGTACGCCGGCGGCGCCTGCTCGACCAGCACGGTGGCGAAGCCGGCCGATAGTGTCGGATCATCGGGCTGAGGGGGCGGCGTAGGGTCAAGCGCAGAAGCGTCCAGATCGGCGGCCGTGACGATGACGGTGGCCGTAGCCACGCCACCGCTCTCCTGGCCGTCGATGACCGCATGCCGCGCGCGCAGGACGTACGTTCCCGCTGCGCCGACCGTCTGGATCAGCGAGCTGCCGCGACCGGCCCACAGCGGCGTGGCCGACGCCCAGTCGGCGCCGTTCAAGCGCAGCCGCGTCTCCAGGTAGTAGCGCTCGGCCGGCGGCGTCCAGGTCCAGGTGATGATGCCCTTGCTCACCACGCCGGCCAGGCCGGCGACGTCCGATGGCGGCGCGATCGGCAGCAGCCGGGAACCGTCCACCGTGGGCGCCACCGTCACGACACCGTCGCTGTACGCCTCGCCGCTGTGGCGCACCAAGTCCAGCCGCCAGCGGCCGGGCGATGGCGTCGTCACATGGGTGACGCGCATTGCCACCATGTCCAGGCCGATGGGGTGCTCGACGGTGACGATGTCGCCTTCGTCGTGCCGGATGCCGATGTCGAACACCTCCATGCTCGTCGTCACGTCATGCAGCAGCAACTTGTTGAGCCGCTCGTCCGCCTCGCGCTGCGCCTGGCTGTGGCGATGGATGCCCGGCAGCCGCACCTGGCTGAGGCGCCAAGGCTTGGTGACGCCGGCGCCAGCCACCAGCGCCAGCGCCGATGCGTCACGCCAGGGGATGGCGCTGGTGTCGGTATAGATCACCTCCACCGCCGTCGGCGCCAGGCCCAGGTCGCGCAGCTCCAGCGGGTCGATGGCGGCGATGTCGCCCAGCGAGTGGCGGTAGGTGGCCACCGGCGCGTCGTTCGCATCGGCCAGCAGCCGCACGCCCGCCGGCCCCGGCAGCAGGAAGCAACCGGCATAGGCCCGCAGGGTTTCGGCCACATCGGTTGCGGCAGAGGCTGTGGTGAAGGCCACGCCGATCACGCGCCGCGGCTCGCTGGAGCCCGGCACGATGGCCCGGTTCGCCGCGCCGGTGAGCTTCACGCTGGCCCAGTCCACATTGACGCCGCAGCCATACACCGGGCTGGCCAGGAAGTCGCCCAAGCACACCGCGGGTACCTCGCTGTAGGCCCAGGTGGCCGGGTCGGCCAGGCGCTGCGGGCCCGCGCCGCCGGCGGTGGTGTCGAACTCCGGGTCATAGCAGCGGCGGCCGCGGATGCGCGCGGTGAAGTTGAGCGTGCCGTTGAACAGCGCGGCAGGCATGGTGATGAGGCTCCATGCATAGCCGGTGAGCGGTCGCACGCCGCTGATGCCCTGCGCCGCAAAGGCGGCCACCAGCGTGGCGTCCTCCACCGTCTGCGCGCCGGTGTAGTGGGTGGCCGTGACGCCGGCGGGCAGCGCCTCATCGCCAAGGCGCATGTCGTTGATGCTGTCGCAGGCGTGGCACCACAGCACTTGCACCAGCAGCGTGCCAGGCGTGCCCGCCGCAGCCAACACGTTCAACACCAGGCCGCCGATGCGGTCCTCGCCGTAGACGAGCGGCACAACGGCGCGCGAGGCGGCGGCTGCCAGCTGGCGCGCGGCGGCCCCCTGTCCCACGCCGTTCAGCGTGCCGGCCGGCGGGATGGTGAGCGGGTCGGTGACGAGAGCCATAGCAGCTTCAATTCCTGCGCGCCAGGGAGTAAGCCTGGCCGTTGATCTTGAGCACCGTGCCAGCGGGCAACAGCGGCGCAAACTCCGCCTCGCTCACGAAGGTGCGCGGCGCCAGCGTGTACTCGCTCGGGTGGCGCAGGGCGATGCGCACGGCGTCGGGGCCGATCTGCGCCGCGGCACAGATGCCGTCGGCCAACCAGACCACGTCCGCAGCGCCGGTCGCCGCGGCGTCGTAGCCCCAGATGCGCACGCCGCGGTCCTGCACCCCCTGCGCCCGCACCAGCGCCGCGGCAGCACCGTCGCCATTGCCCAGGCGCAGCGCACCGGACAGGGTCAGCGCGCCCACCTCCAGCGACTCAACACTCACGTCCTCCTTCAGCCAGGTCTGGCCGTCCCACGCCAGCTCGGCGTAGCTGCTCCAGCGTTTGACCGGGCTGAACGCCAGCTCCACCAGGATGGCCGGGCGCTGCACGGGCGCACCGAGCGCGGCAGCCAGGGCGACAGACAAGGTCTTCATCGCCTCAGACCTCAGCCAGGCGCACGGTGACGCGGTAGTAGAGGCCCTTGCGCCACACCTGCGGCGCGGCCGAGAAGCGGCAGGTGTACGTCGCACCGTCGCCCGGCCACAGGAAGGCGAACTGCGCGGTGAGGTTGGCGTTGTAGAACGCCATCAGCGTGTCGCGCTCCTCGCGCGTGAGCATGTGCACGACGATGAAGTCGGTCTTGTCGGTGCTGTACAACCGGCGCACCTTGAGCAGGCCGTTGGTGGCGCGCGTGGGCTCGATGCCCCCCTGCCGGGCGGCTTCGCTTTCCTCGAGGATCATCAAGATGGGGTAGGCCATGTCAGCGCGCCAGGGTCACTTCGGGTTGCCGGTAACCGGGCATCCAGCTGCCGCTCGAGCCGTTGGACTGCGCCAGGGCGATCAGCTCGCGGATGCCATCGACCACCAGCAGCGTGGCGTCGCGCGTCTCGTGCTGCGCGTCCATCGACTGCTGGGCCAGCTGCAGCTGCTGGCTCACCGTGCTGAGCAGCGGGCTGAGCATGTCGTTGGCCGGCGCCTGGGCGGCGGCCTGGCTGAGCGTCAGGCCGGTCTCGCTGAGGTAGTCGGCCACGGTGGCGAAACTGCCTTGCAACTTCAGCAGCGCGGCCAGCTGCTCGCGACCCATGGTGGTGCCGGGGTCCAGGCTTTCCACCAGCGCGCGGAATTGCTCGCGCGTGTTCACCTCGGCGGTGATGCCGGCGTCGGCAAAGGCGCCCTGCACCTCACGCGCCTTGACGCCGGCGATCTCCTCGCGGTTGTAGTAGTTCTGCACGAAGCCCAGCGCCTGCTGGCTGAGCGCCTCCATGCCGCCGGCCAGCTCGATGAGGTGCTCGCGCGCCGTGATGCTGCTGGCCGCGATGCGGCCGAACACGCCGCCCAGGCTGTTCAGCCCGGTCGAGAAGTTCTGCAGCGTGGACAGGCGCGCCAGCGTGGCCGCCAGGGTCTCGCCGTAGCGCTGCAGCGGCGCCAGCTGGGTGGCGTAGCGCGCGGCCAGCTGCTCGCCCACGTTGGCGAAAGCAGCCTCGAGAGCGGCCTTGTTCTCCTCCTCGGTCTTGCCCCAGACGACCTTGAACTGCGCGGCGTAGCCGTTGACGGCCGACACCGGCAGGCCCAGCACCTTGGCGTACTCGGCGGCGGACTTGTAGACCGCGCCGATGGTGCGGTCCAGCTCAGCATCCAGCGCGCTGCTGATCGGGCTACGGTCGGTGCCGGTCTTGTCCGACCGGAACCAGCCGCCCTTCTTTATCCAATCAGCATAGGCCTGACCGGTGAAGCCGCCGGCGTTCACCGTGCCGGAAATGCCCGTACCCTGGACTTCGGGATTGCTGTGGCCGAATGCGCGGCTCCACAGCGATGCACCCGTGATGACGTTGGCCAGGCGCTCGTTGATGCCGAGCTTGACGAGAGCATTGGTGTCGAACTTGACCGTGGGCGGCGCCAGGCCGCCCGTCTGCAGCCATGCCCTGTTGTAGCTGAAGTTGTTCTGGTTGAAGCCGTTCGCATAGGCGCTGTCGGCCGCACCCATGAACATCGCGATCATGGCGGCCAGCGGGCCGGCGGCGGCGGCGGAGCTCAAGCCCGCGCTGCCAGCGGCTGCCGAGGCTGCGCCGGTGGCGCCCGCGGCACCGCCCATGCTCGCGCCAATGCCCGACAACCACGACGAGTTGAAGAACGAGCCGACGCCGCTGATCAACTGGCCCAGGTTCAGCCCGCCAGAGCCGCCCGACTTGAGCAGCCCTTGCATCCAGCCAGTCAAAGCGTTCGACACCGGCTGCACCACCGCCTGCACGACGGGCCGCAGCACCATCGTCTTGAACATGTTGACGATGGTGTCGCGCAGCGTGATCGCGAAGCCCTTGCCGCTCTCGAAGCCGCGCATGAGCGAGTCGGTGAGGGTGCGCTCCATGTCGGCGGTCACGCGCTTCCACTCGCGCGCGGCGTCGTCGGCGCCGCGTTTGGCGGCCTCGCGAGCTTCCTTGCGGCCAACCAGCGTGGCCAGCTTCTCGCGCGCGTCGATCTCGGCACGCAAGGCCGCGGCGGCGCCGTAATCGTTCTGCGCAGTGGCCTTGGCGTGCACTTCCTCGAGGCGCGCGATGGTGACCCTCTCGATGGCCTCGGCGAGCGTGATGTTGCGCTGCGCGGCCAGGGCGATGCCCTTCTCTTCCTCCTGCAGCTTCAGCACTTGAGCTGAGGCCTGCTCGGCGCTCTTGTACAAGGCGTCCACGCGGCGCTGCTCCGCCTTGAGCAGGTCGTCCAGCGCGTCGGCTGCCTTCTTCTGCGCCGTGGCCTGGGCTTCCAGCTGCTCGCGCACCACCGGCTGCACCTTGATGAGGTTTTCGACAGCCTTGATGTATTGCTCTTCGGTGAGCCGTCCCTGCTGGCGCAGCTTGAGCAGTTCCGCCAGGTCCTTCTGGTAGCTGCCGGACAGGCCTACGGCGCGTTCAAGGGCAGCGTTCTCTTCATCGCGCAAGCGGGCGAGCTTCTTGGCCGCCTCGGCGGCCTTCTCGTCGGCCTCGATGACCGTCTTGGTGGCGCGGGCGCTCTGGGCCTGCATATCAGCGTACCTGCGCTGTTCACGTTCCACCTCGCCCAACGCGTCGCGTTGCGTCTGCAAGGCAGCGATGCGCTGGCCGATCAGAATTGCTTCGGTCTGCTGCTGCGCGTTCCCACCAGCAAGGATCTGCTGGCGGCGTTGCAGCACCGCGATTTCTCGGTCGAGGCTCGCGCCAGTGTCCGCGCGACCGATGTTCAGCATCGCGTCCCATGCGAGCTTGGCGGAGTCCTTCACCGCCATCCATGCCCGCTCAACGGTGCCAAGGCTTTGCTCCAACTGCTGTGCTCGCCCGTTCACAGCGGCCGCGTAGGCCTGCTGCGCAACTGCCGCCGCCTCAGCGGTACGGCCCTGCTCTGTCAGTGCCTTGACTTGCCTGTAAACCGAGACGGTCAGGAAGTTCTCCGCCTCATTGAGGTCAATCAGGCCCTTCAGCGGCGCGCCACCGAGCTTGGCGAAACTCTTCGCGACCGCGTCGATGTCGCCGCCGACACGCGCGAAGCGGACTGCCGCCTCGGCTGCCGACTCAAGGCTGCCCGCAGAGACTTGGCCAGTCGCCGCCAACTTGGTCAACGCTGCAGCCGCCTCGCCCTGAGTGCCGACGATCAGTGACTGCGCACGCGCCATCTCCTGCAGCTGGCCCACAGTAACGTCTGCGGCGTTGCCTGAGAGGATCATCGCCCGCGCGTAGGCCTTCGCCTCCTCGGCTCCTTGGTTGTAGGCCAGCCCCAGCGCCGCGATGGAGCCGGCAGCGATGCCCACTACCGCACCCACCGGCCCAATGGCAGAGGCTACGGCGCGAGCCGCATTGCCAACGCCGCCAAACACCGCCGACAACTGCGACCCCTGCTGCAGGATGGCCGTGATGGGCGCCTGGCCGCCCTGGATCTGCACGAACAGATCTTGCAACTGTGCGCTGACCTGCGCCATTTGCTGGCCCGACAGCTGAGCTTGCTGGCCGGCGCGCTGGCCGGCCTGGCCGAGCTTGTTCAGGCCGTCGGCGGCCTTGGTGGCGCCGGTCTGCACCTGCTCGGCGCCTTCCAGCACGAGGCGAATCTTGAGGTCGTCCACGCGTCAGGCTCCTAGGCTCTTGCCGCGCTGCTCGGCGGCTTGCATGACGTGGCGTTGCGCCAGCCAGGCGCGCTCCATGACCGCGAGGCCCTGAAGCAGGCGCTCGCGCTCGGTCGCAGGGATGGCGCGCACGTCGGGGTGCAGGCGCAGGCTGTGCCACTGGAAGCCCGTGGGCCCGAGAGGGCCGTGGGCCCACTGGGTTTGCACGGCGCCCCACAGGCGCAGCACGGGCACGTTCTCGGGGAGCAGGACGAACGCGGGCCGCTCGACACGCGCGACGCCCCGCTGCCTGGCGATCGCTGCCAGGCGGGCGAGGCCGACCGCGGCGCGGTCGTCGGTCGGGGTGTCGTCGAACGGGTCATCGTCGGGGGTGCCGAGGTCGATCTCGTTGGCGGCCAGCAGCGTCGCCAGCCGCGTCAGTTTCCCGACGTGCCGCGCGCGCCGTTGGCCTGCAGGTAGCCGGCGAACACCAGCGACACCATGCCGCCCACCAGGCGGTACAGCGCGCCCAGCGCTTCGGGGCCGGGCGGCACGGGGGCGCCGTCGGCGTCCTGCAGCGGCGGCTTGCCGATCCAGGCGACCAGCGCCACGCCGCGCGCGGCGAGGAACTCCTGCACCTTGACCTGCTCGCCAAGCTCACGCTCCTGCTCGGTCAGTTCTTGCCGACGCGCGGACAGGCGCATGCCGAAGGGCTTGTCGACGCCGGCGTCGTTCAGCGTGAACTTCACGTCGAACTCGATGCGGTCGCCGACGACCAGCTGATACGTTGCGGTGCTCATGGCGATCAGAAGCTGGTGAAGGCGCCGGCCATCGTGAAGACGACCTTTTGCTTCATGACCGACTCGAACACCGGCAGCGAAGAGGCGCTGACCGTGCCGTACGCGTAGGCGTAGATGCCGCCGGGCAGCACGAACTTGATGGCCTTCTTGCCGCCCACACGGGAGGCGGCCTGCATGGCCTGCTGGTCCGCGCGCGAGCGGTCCCAGCCGAGCGTGAGTTCCAGGCTCGCGCCGCTGAAGCCGGTGAACAGCTTCACGGCGTTGCGGCGGTCGAAGGGCTTGACCTCTTCGAAGCTCGCCTCGCCGCCGCTGGGCGTGACGCCGAGCACCTGGCCGATGCTGGTCCAGCCGGCGATCTTCTGGGCGTTGCCCACCGCGCTGGCCGGCGGGTAGAAGTCGGTGTTGGTGGAGTCGTAGCCGGCGATGCTGAACACGTTGGCGGCCACGGCCGACGCGCGGACGACGGACTCGTTGAAGTCGTCCCAGTTGTTCAGCAGCAGGATCTCGTCGTTGTTGGCGTAGCCGTGGGCGGCCGAGGTGACGACGGGCGGCGCCGCGTTGCTGATGGCGGTGACCGCCTTGGCGGCTTCCAGCGTGGTGGACAGGAAGAACTGCGCGCCGATGAGGGTGTTGTAAGACATGGTGGGGCTCCTGTGATGGGGTCAGGGGATGAGGGTCTCGGGCTCACCCTCGACGCCATGGAAGACGGCCTCGAGGTGCAGGGTCAGCGCGCCCAGACGGGCGCCGCCGTTGGCGTCGTCGTCGGCGCGGCGGCGGGTGCCAACGCAGCGCAGCGAGAACGGGGGCTGCGTGGCAAAGAGGGCTTGCAGGCCTTGCAGCTGCAGCGTGTCGAGCTGGGTCTCGAGGTCGAGCGTGCTGGCGGCAAAGCCGTCGGCTCGGATGCGCAGGCGGTGCGTCATGAGGCCGGGCCAGCTGATGCCTTCGGTCTCGATGTCCTCGCCGGGCTCGATGGAGACGAACCAGCAAGGCAGTTCGTTCTCCGCTGCCGGGTGGTAGCGGCCCTCGAACACGCGGCCGGCGGTGAGAGCCACGGCCAGCAGGCGTTGGGCGACGAGTTGACGAACTTGGGCGGCGGCGAGCATGGCGGTCAGACCTTGGCGAGCACCAGCTGGTGCAGCGCGCCGTCGGGCGGCTGGGGCAGCACGCGGCGCACGATGTAGGAGACGCCGCTGCCGACCCGCACCAGGGTTTGGTCGGGCTGAGCGGCGTCGGCGGCCAGCACTTCAGCCGTGGTGGCCGTGGTGACCATGCCGTCGAGGACGACCTCGCCTTGCACATCGAACAGCCCATGGATGGGCTGCCCGTTGAGCGTGAGCGGCTCACCGGCGTCGGCGAGCATGGCGGCGAGGTCGTCGTCGAACGGCATGGCGCGTCAGGCCTCGGCCTTGTCGGCCTTCTCGGGCTTCTTGGCCGCTGCCTTGGCGGCAGCCGCCGCGGCAGCGCGCGCCTCGGCGGCGGCCTCGAGGCGCTTGTCGCTGGCCAGCAGGTGGGCCGGGCGGCCCTTGGCGTCCTTCTGATCAACGTAGAGGGCCTTGCCGGCGACGACGATGCCGTGGCCGTGGTCGACCTCGATATCGACGACCTCGTTGGCGCTGATGAACGTGGGGCCGTCGAGCGACGGGGCGAAGGTGTCTTGGGTGACGAGGATCTTCATGGCGGGGTCTCGGTGAGGTGAGCGAGACCCGGCGCTGCACGCGGCGGCGCCGGGTGGCGGCGCGTCAGGTGCGCAGGGCGTCCAACATGGCCGCGAAGCTCGCGGCCCGGCGGGCGGCGGTGTCGCAGTCCTGCAGCGCGACGATGCGGCGGCCGCCGGCCGTGGCCAGGGCATAGGGGTCGAGGATCAGGTCCAGGCCGGACCAGAAGCCGATCAGCAGGTCGCTCCAGTTGCCGAAAGCGATGCCCGAGCAGACCCCGGCTGCGGAGCCCTTGGTCAGCGTGCTGGGCATGCTGTTGGTGATGCCCGTCTCGTAGCCCATGATCTTGTCGTTGTCGAACACGGGCGCACCGTTGGTCGACGCGAAGACCTGGGTGAGGCGCAGCTGGGCGCGCATCTTGGCGTTGGTGCAGAAGCGCAGGCTGCCGACATCCGCGTTGGCGATGGCGACGGCCTCTTCCAGCGCCACCATGTGCGCATAGGTCGGCGCGGCGCCGTTGGTGCCGCCCGCCACCGCGCCGATGCCGGCGGTGTTGATCACGCCGCGCGGCTCGGCGCCGCTACCGCTGCCGGCCAGGCCAACGCGGTCGATCTCGCACGCGATGCCGTTGGCCAGGTCGGCGCGCACCAGCGCCTCGATGGCGGGCGTGGATTGCAACAGCGTCTTGCGCGAGAAGTCCGTGAACATGCCCACGGTCTTCGGCGTCAGCGTGACTTGACCGAATGCGGCCTGGCTCTCGGTCACGTTCACGCCTTCGGCCACCCAGTAGGTGCTGGCGCCGGCCGTCTGGCTCGGGATGGCGATGTTGCCGGTGAGGCCGTCCAGCACGGTGGCGCCGAGCTGGGCCAGCACCATGCGATTGCGCAGCAGGTCGATAAAGCTGCCGGCCAGCAGGTCGGTGGCCACCAGGTTGCCGCCAGCGGTCGGCGTACCGACGGTCAGGTCACGCTGCGCCAGCATGGCGCGCACGGCCTCGGCCACCTTGGCTTCGCGGGCGATGCTGCCCTTCAGCACGTCCACCGGCACGGTGTAGCCGGAGGCGCGGTGGCTGTAGTGCTCGCCCTTCTCGTCCAGCGGGCGCAGCTTGCGGGCTTGCACCGAGCACTCGATTTCGAAGGCGGCGCGCTTCTGGGCGTCACTGTCATTCGGCTCCAGCAGCGCGTACATCAGCCGCGTGATGCTGAAGCGCTGCTGTTCGCGCTCACTGAGGCCCAGTTCGGGGCTGACGGCGGGCTTGAGCTTGCCGCGCTCCTCGAGCTTCTTGAGCACCAGCTCGCGGAAGGCATCGACGGTGGCGCCGCTGTCGACGGCGGCGGCGGCCTCGTCGGCCAGGCTGTGGGCGTGGCCCATGGCGCGGATGGCGTTGGCGCGCTCGCGTTCCTGCGTGGCGGCCTGGCTGGCGATGACGCGGATGTCCGGCGCGGGTGCGGGCGCCGGGGCGGTGGTGGTGGTGTCGCTCATGCGGGTCTCCTGGGGTTGAGCGGTTGCGGCCTCGGCGGCCAGGGAGCGGCCCACCCCAACGGTGGTGTCGGCCGGGATGGAAACGATGGACACCTCGTAGGGCGTCCAGGCGGTGACGCGGTAGGTGGCGTCGTCGTCGGTGCGGCTTTCGAGCACCATGTCGTCGATGGAGTAGCCGACCGAGACGAGCTCGCGGATGCCGTCGAGGACGTCCTGGAAGATTTCCTCGGCGCGCGCCGAGCGGCTGAACTTCACCATCGCGCGGCACTTGCGGTCGCTGTCGACCCACGCCTTCTCCACCACGCCGATCTGATCGCGGGTGTTGTGGTCGAGTAGCAGCGGGTGGCGGTTGTTGAGGCGCTCGAGGTTCACGGCGGAGCCGGTGCAATCGAGGATCTCCACGCCCCACCAGCGCTCATAAGGCGCGTCACTGGCGAAGCAGAGTTCGACGGTGCGGGCTTCCTTGTCGATGGCGCCGCGCTCGTAGGCCATGGCGCGCTTCTGCGGCTCAGCGAGGGCCTTGCGGACGTTGTCAGGCAGGCTGTTGCGCTCAATGACAGCAGGCATGGGGTTACTCCGTGCCGGTGGCCTGCGTGGCCCCGGTGATGAGTTGCAGGCGCCGGGCCTTGGCCGCGGCGGCGGTGGGGTCGGCCTCGGCCGGCTCGGCCAGGCCGGCGGTCTTGACCTTGGCGGCCCACTCTTGGCGCTCGGCGAGCACCTCGTCGGGGTCGTCGCCGTTCTCGGCCATCACGCGCTGCGGGCTGGTGATGCCGGCCTCGATTCGGCTGCGCTGGGCTTCGATGGTCTTGAGCGGGTCCAGCGGCTGCCAGGTGTGCAGCTGCCAGCGCGCAGCCCCGACGTAGGCCTCGATGCGGGCGAAGCTGAGGCTGCCCAGCTCGGGCGCGGCCACGAGCGCATGGCTGAGCCAGCGCTCAAAGATGGGCTGCGTCCAGTGCGCGACGAACCACTGCTGCAGCTCGAGCCACAGCGTGCGCTCGTCGCCCAGGCCGAGCTGACCGGAGCTGTAGTTCACGTCGCTCAGGTCGTTGCCGAGGCTGATGTAGCTGACCTCGAGCGCACTGGCAATGTTGCGCAGGCAGTCCTTGATGAACTGGCCGTATTCGATGTTGGGGTAGTCGCTCTCGAAGGGCGTGGCCTTGAGGCCCTGTGGCAGCAGGTCCCAGGTGCCGTCCTGCAGCGTCTGAAAGGGCGTGCCGTCGGGCGCCTTGCCGTCTTCCAGGGGCGGGGGCGGCGCCGCGTCGGGCGACACTTCGAAGAAGCCGCCGCGCTTGGCGCTCTCACGGGCCTTGTTGAGGCCGGAGGCGGCGAAGTCGGCCGACTGGTACATGGGCTTGAGGGCCGCCTGCATCCAGGGCACGCCGAGCAGCTGCAGAACCTCGTCGGGCAACTGCAGGTGCAGCATCTCGCTGGCCGGCACGCGGATGAAGTTGCGCGCGGTGGCGAAGGTGTCTAGCGCCGAGGCGTCGACGCCGCGCAGCCAGTAGGCGCGCACGGCGCCGAACGCGTCCATCTCGACGCCCTGGCGGATGCGCACGCCGTCGGCCAGGTCTGCGCGGTGCGTGCGGGCCAGCACGTCGACGGGCAGCAGCTGCACCTGCATGCCGTGCGGGCCACGGCCCGACAGGATGCGGGCGAACACACAGCCGTCGACGATGCAGTGCCGCAGGGCCAGGCGGTCGAGGTCCTTGCGGGTGCAGCGGCCCGTCACGTCGCAGGCGCCCTTGCGGCCCCAGGCGAGGTAGGCGCCTTCGAGGGTCTCGTTCACCCCGGCCTTGAGGCCCGCTTCGGTGCGCAGGCGCATCTGCAGGCGCACGCCGTGCGGGCCCAGCACATTGCGGCGGACCATGCCGATGAAGCGGCGCGCGAAGGGGTTGTTGCGCGCGGCGTCGCGGCTGCGGGCGATGGCGACGGACAGGCCGGCTTCGGTATCGGCGTTGATGTGCTGGCCGTCGGCCTGCCAGCTGGCCACGTCGTTGGTGGTGAGCGCCGACAGAAGGCTGCGCTGCTGGGCCTGGGCCACGGCCGCCACGCGGCGGCCGGCGGTCAGCTCACGCGAGCGCGCCTGGGCTTCGGTGTGAAGGCCCAGCCGGTTTGCGAGCTTGGTGAGCAGCGATGCCATGGGGAGGCATCGTGCTGAGGGGGGCGGAACTGCGGGGGCCGAGTTGTTCCGCTCAGGCGGAGACGTGCTTCCATTCGGCGGCCGTAAGTCCTCGGTCGTCAAGATAGACCTTGGTCATCTCCGCGTTCTTGTGCCCGAGCAGCGTTTGCACGACGGCCGGAGCCATCCCCTCGTCGATGTAAGTGCGCGCGGCGAGCGACCGGGCCTCGTGCAGGCTGGGGCGCTCGTATTCAGCGTAGGCATCAGGCGGCACGACCTGCACGATCAGTTCGCAGAACCGCGCGCTGAGCGATGACATCTCGATAGGTCTGCCGTTGGCCTGGCGCAGCAGTGTGTCGCCCGGCGCGCCGATGTCGCGGCAGAGCTCGATCACTTCGCCAAGTGTCATCCCGGTCGCCTCCAGGCGCAGGCTGAGCGGGATGGCCACGCGCGCGCCGATCTTCTTGCGGGCCTTCTTTTGCTGCTCGATGCGCAGGTGCCCATCCACCACGTCGCTGAACCGCATCTTGGCAAGGTCCGCGCGACGCTGGCCGGTGTGCAGCGCGAGAAGCAGCATCGCCGGCACCCACGGGACGGTGCCTGCGCTGGCCAGCAGCAGCATGTCGTTCCACGTCTCCAGGGTCAGCCGTTTGCGCAGGCCTGGTGCCCTGGGCGGCTTGACGTGGGCGGCAGGGCTTGTTTCGGCCTCCCCGTTGGCGATGGCCTCGACGTAGACGTCTCGCAGTTCGCCGAGCACCCTCACCGCCTTGTGCGGGCTGCAGGTCTTCAGCAGCGACGCGATCTCGTGCGGCTTGATGCCACGCAGCGGCCTCGCGCCCAAGCTGGACTCGATGAACTTCACCGATGCGGAGCGGTTGCGGATCGTCTGCGGGTCATAGCCGCGGTCGCCGAGGATCGTCCGGTAGGTCGCGAGCCATGCGGCCATCGATTCGCCGTCGGTCTGCTGTTCCTGAGGCACCGCCGCGGCAGCGGGCACCGCGATCGGGACCGCCGCAACCGGCGGCGTTGGCTGCGACGGAGATGGCGGTGGTGGCGGCGGCGCGGGCGCTGGCTGCATGGATGGAAAGACCTGCGCCACTTGGCCGCCTGCTGGCAGCGCTCGAATAGCATGGGCGATGGACTCCAGCACATCCGCAAGGTGTCCGCCTGTCATGGTGCTAACTGTGTAGTCATGCGGTTATGAGACCACGATAACCAAGGACAGCGAACCCCCTGTTTGCGTGGTCTAATAACTTGATGACTGCAGCCACCAAGAACAAAGGCGGCCGGCCTCCGAAGCCGGTATCCGAGGTCCGCGTGCACCGCTCGCAGCGGCTACTGCCGCGCCACTGGGCCAAGATCGACCTGGCCGGCAAAGCCGCCTTTGAGGCCTATCTAGACGCCTGGGAGCCAGTGCCGGAAAAGAAAAAGCCAGCCAAGTAGGCGGGCTCCTATCAGCACCGGCAGGGGCTTGGAATCAGCTGACCTTGCGCAGCATGCAAGCGCCGATCTGTGCCGTGATCGCCGCTCCGTTGGTCCCGCTGATGACGACCTGCGGCTGCACGATCCCGGTGTTGGTCGGCAGCGTGAACGGGGCCGTTTGCAGCACCATCGACGGCGGCATATAGCCGGCGTTCGGGCCGTAGGTGCCGATGTTGAGGCGCCCACCGTAGGTCGAGCCGAGGTTGCCGAACGCCGAGGTGAAGGCGGCCAGCTGGGCGTAGACGCCGCCCGAGCCGCCTGTGACTGCGCCGAAAACCTCTGCGACAAATACCACCGTGTCACCGGGGACGATCTTCTCCACGACCGTCAGGCGGGCGGTGCCAGCGCCAGATTGCACGACGGCCCCCGGCGTAGTTGACCAGGTGGCCGAGTCGTCCGCTGCGCCGAGCGTGCCGGCCGTTGTCACCACATAGCCGGCGCCGTTGTCCACGGTCGGCATGACGCGGTAGCCCAGCTGCACCGTCGCGCCGTTGGCGAACGGGATAAACCTGATGTTCGTGGTGGTCGCCGGCACGACGGTAACGGTGCCGTCGTTTGCCGTGATGCTGGCCGCCACATTGAGAAGCGCGCCAGTCTTGTTCTGTGGGGCGTAGGAGCTTGCCGAGCGAGCGACAGAAGATGTGGTCGCCGTCGCATTCGCGCAGACCGCGTTCCAGTAGCTGGGGCCATTCCCGGTAACACCCGCGCCGGCCGTCCAGCCGTTGGCGCCGCTGGCGTTGTCGCCGTCGGCGTTGGGGTTGTAGACCAGCTGCGCCGCCGCGCTGGCGCCGGCTCCAAAGATGCTGCGCTTGGGGATGATCGGGTCCAGCACCGTGAACAGCTCGCGCGCAATAGCCATCGCGCCGGACGGCGCATGGTGGATGCCGTCCGACTGCCTCATGGTCGAGTGCATGGCGCCGGCCGAACCGTCTGCGGCCGTGCCGACGACGCAGCTGTAGCCATCCACGACGATCAGGCTCTTGTTTGCGCGACCCTGACCCACCAGCCAGGCATTGAACGTCTGCTGCTGGAGCTGCTGAGAGGCCGTCAGGGTCGTGCCCGGGGAGTCGGTGACAGCAACGACCTTGATGCCGAGCCCGTTGATTGCCGTCAGCAGCTGGGCGTACTGAGCTTGCACTGCCGCCGCCGTCGCGCCGACGCTGAAATCGTTGTAGCCGATCTCCATCAGCACATAGTCCGGCTTCGTCGAGAGCGCCTGAAGCTGTGGGAGCTGGGTGGAGATGACCTGAGCGACGGTATTTCCAACCACCGCATAGGAGGCCAGCCAGGTGATCCGCTGGCCCAGCATCTGCGTGATGATGGTCGGATAGCCGAAGCTCAGGTTGGGGAAGGTGCTGCCGTTGAACGCCTGGGCGATGCGGCTGTGGCCCATGCCGACGAAGGTGTTTCCGGTCCCAGCCCCTGACACCGGGGAGTCCCCCGCGATCTGTGTGCCGCTGATGCGGTCCTGCAGCACCGGCACGTCCTTGCGGATGCCCTGGGCCGTCTCGCGCGACGTGCCGACGGCGGAGGCGACGCCGTCGCCGATCCAGCGCAGCGCCAGCTCGGTGGCGACGTCGACCTGCGTGCCCTTGGCGCGCAGCACACCGCCCGCGTCGAAGCGGTCGGCCAGCATGGTGATGAGCATGGGGTGTTCTCCTGAAGGGTTACATGCGGACCTGGAACCACTTGCGCGCGCTCTGGCCGTCGGCCAGGCCGGCGGCGGCCTTCTCGCGTTCGACGTCGGCGCGGGCGAGGTTGATCGCCTTGAGCAGGTCGGCCACATCCTTGAAGCGCTTCATGCGCGTGCCGACGCGGTACTCGCCGACGACGGCCATGCCGCTGGCCATGTGGGCGCGGTAGGCGGCCTCGAGGTCGGCGAGGTGGGCCTCGGCCGCGGTCATGGAGCTGCGGGCAGTGGTGCCGACGGCCGCGGGGTCGGCCAGCACGCGCAGCGCGCCGGCGCCGCGGGACACGCGGTCTGTGCCCTTGGTGCAGACGAGGGTGAGCGCGTAGGGCCCGGGTGGCCAAGTGGCGGTGTTGGCGCTGGTTTGGTTGGCGGCGAACTGGGTGCCGTCGACGGTGCAGACGATCTCTATGCGCGTGGCGCCGACGAGCACCAGCTCGGCGGCCCAGCCGTCAGCCGGCGGGCAGTCGCCCGCGTCGAGGCGCCAGGCGGCGCTGTCGCCGGCTGTGTGGGTGCTGGGCAGGCTGTCGTCGCTCATGGCCCGGCACGATGCCGGGCGGGGCGGAACTCAGGGGCGCGTGTTGTTCCGGCAGTTGCGGCCGCCGCCGGTGAGCATTGATTGGGAGGCGGCGTCGAAGGCCCTGCCGACGGCCTCTGCAATCCTGGCGTGCAGGAATTGCTCGAACGCCGCATGGCGCAGCTCGGCCAGTTCGCTTGCCGCCGGCTGCTGGCGGAGCCTCGCTAGAAGCTGATGGGTCGCTTGAGTGGCAGCGTCGTGGTTCATGTATGGATGGTAGCGACGGTGTTGACGGTCCGCAGCTGGCTCACGATCCGGCGCACATACCGGTCGCTGATGCCCAGGCGCTCGCTAATGACGGCGTTGGGCAGTCCCTCCTGCGCCAGCTCGATGACGCGGGCTTTGGTGGTGATGGGCGGCACGCGGCTGATGTGGTGGAAACTGCCGCCGAGGCTGGCGCGGGCACGCTGCTCGGCCTCGGCGAGCGCGGCATGGAAGGCGTCAGGCGGAGCGCCGCTGTCCTCAATGGCTTCGCGGACCAGGCGCAGGAAGATGGCGAGGGCATCCATGGCAGACCTCAGCGGCGGCGGGCCGAGCGCATGCGCTGGATGCGCATGAGCGTGGCGGCGGGGGATTCGGCCGTCGGCGCTGCGACGGGCTCTTGGGGCTCGGGGGCGGCCTGCGGCGCCGCGGCGGCGGCAGTGCCAAGCACGCCGGCGCGGGAGACGGCACGGCCGATGAGCATGGGGGCCAGGCGCACGGCGGCGAGGTTGTAGTTCATGCAGTCGAGCGCCTCGTTGCGGGGGCGCAGCTGCACCCACTCTTTGAACGGCCGCGTGCCGCGTACCTTGGTGACGAGGCGCTCGGCGGCCAGCTGCGCGAAGTACTCGTCGTCGAAGGCCGGGGTGTTGGGGAAGTGGATGTAGCCGGGGCCGGGCTCGGTGAGCTGCAGGCGGCCGTAGATGAGGGTCTTGGCCTGGTCCACACCGATGGGCTCGGCCGCGCGGCCGCGTTTGCGGCGCTTGCGCAGGCGCTGCTTGCGGCGCAGTTCGTCTTCCACCAGCGGGCGCCCTGCCCCGTCCATGCCCATGATGGGCACGCACCATGCGCGCTTTTCGCAGAAGTCGAGCACGACGCTGGTGTTGTAGCGGGCGTCGATGCAGCCGATGTGCACGCCGGCTTCGATAAGGGCTTCGTGCAGGTCTTGCCACACCTCGGGCTGCGTGGTGTCGCCGGGCAGGATGAGGTGGTCGATGGCCCAGGCTTCCTCGCCAGCACCCCAGCCGACGATGGTGACTTCGATGCGGTCCTTCTGGACGTCGCCGCCAAAGGTGATGAGGTGGACGGGCAGCGCGGCGAGGTCGTAGTGCTCGAGGCGGGAGAGCAGCGCGGAGGCCTCGATGCTGTCGCCAACTTCCTTCCACACCTCGCCGAGGTAGGTGTTGACGAAGGCCTTGAGCTCGGCGGTGTCGCCCTGCACGTCGAGCCACTTCTGCGCGATCTTGAGCCAGTTGAGGCCGAGGCCGGTGGGTGCGTACAGGGCGTTGAGGTGGTAGCCGCGGTGGTGCTTGCGGCCGGGGCGCTTGGCCACCCAGCGGCCGGCGGCGAGCATGTCGGGCTTGTGCTTTTCCTGGATCTCGGCGCCGCAGTGCTGGCAGACGTACCACGCGGCCAGCACGGTGACGGGCTCGCCGGGCTCCTCGGGCGCGGTGCGCCAGCGAAGGCCGTGGGGCTTGCCGGTGCCGAATTCGAGGGGCTGGTGCTCACCGCAGTCGGGGCACGGCACGTGGTAGCGGCGCTGGTCGCTGCGGCTGTAGAGCAGGTCGATGCGGCTTTGGCCTTCGAGGGTGGGCGTGCTGACGCAGTAGGTCTTGGCGCGGCTGTAGGTGCGCTGGCGGTTTTCGATCAGCGTCATGGGGTCGCCCTCGCTGCCGACGTCCCACGGGAAGGCGTCGACCTCGTCGCAGATGACGTAGGGCAGGTGATCCGAGCGCAGGCTGTCGGGGCTGTTGGCGCCGGCCTTGATGACGCGGGCGCGGGCGCCGTATTCGAGGAGGTCCCCGCGGTTGGCGCGGTCGCGCTTGCCGGTGGGCGTGAGCGCGCTGAGGGCCGGCGTTTCCTCGAGCATCTTGGAGAAGCGCGGGTTGAAGCTGCGGTCGCGCAGTTCGAGGGTTGGCACCACCACCAGCAGGTCCTTGTTGCCCAGGTGGTGCATCACGTAGCCGAGCCAGTTGTACATAGCCTCGGTACCGCCCACGCCGCTCGACTTGATGAACGTGACCTGGCGGACGCTGCAGTGCTCGCTGAGCGCGTCCATGATTTCGGTCAGGTAGGGAGTTAGCTCGTTGCGCCAGGGGCCGGGGCTGTTGGTGCCGCTGCGCAGCCAGCGGTGCAGCTCGCTCCACTGGCTGACGGTGAGCAGCTGGCGGGGCGTGGCGCCGCGTTGAAATGACTCGCCGAGGGCGGGCTGGGCGGCGCTGGTGGCGGCCATGCCGCGGCCCAGCCCGACGAGCACCTCGTGCGCGGCGGCGCTCATGGCGTGGTGCACCTCGGTCTCGTCGGTGAGGCCGGCCACGTCGAGCAGCCAGCGCTCGAGCAGCAGCTGCAGCGCGGCGTCGGCCGCCTCGCGCACGGCCAGGCCGGCGCGCACGACGTCGCGCCGCTGCACGACCTGGGCCTCGGCCTGGCGGCAGGTCTGCTCCGCGCGCTGCGCTTGCAGGCGCTCGCGTTGGGCTTTGAGGTCGGCGAGGGTGGCGACGCTCATTCGTCGTCGTCCTCGTCAGCGTGGTCGTCGAGGTCGAAGATGTGTCCGCAGGCGGCGCAGCGCTGCAGGCGGTCGTCGCCCTGGTCGCAGTCGTCACCCGCGGTATCGAACTCGTAGACCACGAGGCATGAGCACTTGGGGCAGGCCATGCTCGTCAGCTCCTGAAGCGGACTTCGACGACACCGCGCAGGGTGCGCGTGATGAACCGTTTTCCGTGTTTGTGCACCTTGTACGGGTAGTCGGCGACTCTCACGATGCCCCGGCGGGTGTCGGCATAGCAGACACGCTGGAGCAGCTTGCCGTCGAGGTAGACATCCCGCGGGCGCCGGCCATCGTCGCCGGCGTGAATGTGGGGAGGGTACGGACGCTTCACCATGTCGGTTCTCCTATTCAACGCGCCGTGCGCAGCGCCTGCGCCAGCGCAGCCTGGAAGACGGGGGCCGCCTCGCGGCGGATGGCCTGCTGTGAGGCGGCCTCGATGTCGAGCCGGGGCTCGTAGCGGGCCCATTGCACGAAGATGAAGACGGGCAGCAGCTCGCGCACGCCGGTGGTGATGCGCACGTCCTGGTAGATGCCGAGCTGGCCACGGCCGCCAGGCCGGCCGACGAAGTAGCGGTAGCCCAGCTGGCTGCGCGTGCCGCGGGCCTTGCGGGCGCGGGTGGCGGCGGTGCTGTTGAGCTTGTAGCCCCTGCCCTGTTCCTGGAACGCACGGAAGTAGCTGAGCACGGCCACGATCTGGCCGCGGCTGACGTTGCCGTAGGCGTCCATCTTGGCGCCCTGGCCGGGGGTGATGAAGTAGCCGCCGGGCAGCACGCCCACGCTGCGCAGCGCGACCTCGAAGGCCTTGAGCCGGCGCTCGCCGCCGCTGACCTGCCAGCGCAGGTAGTCGCTGGCCGGGCGTCCGCCGCCGGCCACCTGCTTGAAGTCGACGACGGCGGCGAGGTCGCTGGCGGTGGCGCGCTTGGTGACGGCCAGGCTGTTGAGGGTGAAGGGCGTGGGCCGGTCGAGGCTGTCGCGCATCTCGTGGCGCACAGCGTCTTGCACGGGGTAGCGCGCCAGGGTGTTGAGGGTGAGGCTGGCGGCGTAGCGGGCGTGCCTGTCAAGGCTGGCCAGCTTGCGCTGGGCTTGGTCGAGGCCGGTGATGGTGAGCTTCATGCGGCGGGCTCCTCGGTGGTGTCCAGCTTCAGCCCGGCGGTGCCGAGCTGCTCGGGGCGCAGGCGGCGCAGCGCCGCGGCGAATTCGCGGCGCACCATGCGGCGGGCGGTACCCAGCTCGCCCGCCAGCAGGCGGCGGCGGTCGGCGTCGCTGGGGGCTGCGGCGAGGCGGGGTGCGGTCTGGTCGATGAGGCGCTCGACGGTGGCGCGCAGGGTGGCGCCCAGGCCGTGGGCCTCGCGCTGCAACGCCGGGCGGGGGGCGCGGGCGCCGCTTTGCAGGTCGAGGCTCACCAGCAGCAGGCGGTTTTGCCAGTCGAGCTTTTGCGCCTCGTAGAAGGCACGCGAGCCTTCGGGTGGGGCCAGCCCATCGCCGCCAGCCTGATCGGCGCCCTGAGGGCCGATTTGCGCGCTCGCCGGGGCTGTTGCGGCCGGCGCAACGCCTGCAACAGCGTGACCACGGGCGTCGGCGTGGCGCTCGGCCACGTCAACCCGGCCGCCTCGCGTGGCGTGCCAGCGGGCGAGGCTGGCTTGCACCATGACGCGGCCGTCGGCCGACAGCACCAGGCGGCCGGACTGGGCGGCACGGGTGACGGTGCTGCGGTTGACGCCGAGGCGGCGGGCGAAGCTGGCGAGGTTCTCGACGGCCTCAGAACCGGCCTGTTCCGGGCTGTGACGGGCTTCGGGGGGTTGTGACGGGTACCCATCACAAACTAAGTCCTTGTTTTTACTCATTTTGTGATGGGTGTGATGGGTGTGACGGGGTGGGCGCGCCCGCGTGATCGCACACGGGCGTGCAGGCGCACGGGTGCACATGCGCACACGCCCATACGAGCACGGGGAAAGCCCGTCACACCCATCACACCCATCACAGAACGTTTGAAATCAACGACTTGCGTTGTGATGGGTGCCCAGCACAGACCCGTCACAAGCCCGGAACAACGGTCGAGAATGCGGTGCGGAGCGGTCATGCGGGCTCCGTTTCGCTCGGAAAGTCGACCGGGCGGGCCGACTTGCGGGCTTGCCAGGTCTCTTCCTTGGCGTACTCGTCGGCGGCGTCGCTGAACTTCTTGCACCAGCGGCCGAGCCAGGGCGGCTCGGTTTCCGTGGCCGGCCGGGCGGCGTTGCTGCGTTCGAGGGCATCAGGCGCCGGGATGACGACGCTGATCTGCTGCTCCATCTGGACGTCGTTGACGGTGAAGCGGATGCGCTTCCTGGACTTCTCCCAGCCGACGAGGCGGCCGACGAGGTTGAGGAACTGGTTGCTGGCTCGCGGGAACTTCTCGCCATTGCGGCGGCACCAGGTGAGGTAGGCACCGTACAGGTCCAGCGCGACGCAGGGGCTGAGCGGGAGGGGCAGTTCACGGCCGAGCCATTCGTCGACGAAGCGGAGTTCGCTCGTCTTGCTGACCTGGATGAGCTCGGCCTTGGCCTGGGTGTTGGGGGGGCGTTTCTTGGGGTGGAAGTCTTCGAGGGGCAGCTCGAGCAGGTAGCGGTAGAGGCAGGCGATGCCGCCGGCGTCGATCTCGGCGTTGACGGCGTCGTAAAAGGCGGGCTCGCGCTGGGGCGGGGTCCACACCACGAGGTGGCGGCGGTCGTCGTTGTCGAGGGGGAGCGGCATGCCCTCGTTGGACAGGAAGACGAGGTTGATCTGGTTGCGCTGGCGGTAGGCGGCCACCTGCTTGGTGTTGACCCGCACCCATTCGCCCGTGACGAGCTCCTTCAGCTCGTTCTTGATGTGCCACATCTCCTGGCGGGTGACGACTTCCTCGGCCAGCAGGAACAGCTTGCTGTCGGTCCAGTCGCTGTTGAACTTGTCCTCGAGGCCGCGCTGGTTCAGCACGGTGGCGTAGTCGCCGAAGATCTTGGCGTAGCTCTGGAAGAAGGTGCTTTTGCCGGTGCCCTGGGGGCCGTGCATGATGATGGCGCTGGCCATCTTGGCGCCGGGGTTCTGCAGTGGGTAGGCCAGCCAGCGCAGCAGCCACCAGTAGACCTCCTCGCCGTTGTCCTCGCCGCAAAGGTAGCGCAGCACGCCCAGCAGCCGCTTGCAGCCGGCCTCGGCGCTCTCGGCCGGCGCGGGCTGGATGGGCCAGCCCTGCCAGGTGTTGAGCTTGACGTTGGCGTCGCGGCCGGAGGGGTCGAATCCGACCTGGTCCATGTAGTAGGCGCGGCCGTTCCACACGGGGTGGGCCTTCAGGTCGTCGACGCGGGTCTTCTGCGGCAGCAGGCGCACGAGCTGGCTGAAGCGGGCGAGCTTGTTGGTCCAGGTGTCGAAGACGAATTCGCCAGTGCCGTCGTCGATGGAGACGAAGCGCTCGACGAGGCTGTCGAGGTCCATGACGGCCACGGCCTGGCGGCGGCCACCGCCCTCCCCTTCCCCCTGCTGTGCGGGCGGCGGCGCCGCCCGGGTGGGGGCAACGCGCCACCCTTGTTCCGCGAGGGCGGCGCTGATCTGCTCGGACACCAGGCGGAGACCGCCTTGGGGGTGGACGTGCAGGTCGTTGAAGTCGGTGTCGCCCTTCTTGTCGGCGGGGCGTTGCGCGGGGAACTCGGGCCGGACCCAGGCGCCCCCGACGGCCATGGCGGCGGCCGCGGCGGCGGTGACACCGGGATTCTGCGTGCCGTGGTCTTCGCCGCAGTGGGCGCAGGCCGGGCCGTCGTCGACGGGCGTGAGATGACCACAGGCGCGGCACTTCTGGAGCCAGTCGTCGTCGGCGCAGACGAGGATGCGGATGCCCTTGTGCGCGGCGGCCAGGGCCTTGGCAACGGGCAGCAGGTTGCCGGCGTCGAAGGCGATGGCGACGGGCAGGCCCGTGGCCTCGTGGAGCGTGGCGCCGGTGGCGAAGCCCTCGCACAGCAGCACGATGCTGCCGCGGCCGACGAGGCCGATGAGGTGGAAGTGCGCTTGCTTGGCCAGGCCGGTGGGCCAGTAGTCCTTGTCGCGCCCCTTCTTGGCCTTGACCGCGGGGTCGCTGTAGATGACCTGCAGGCCCCAGACCTTGCCGCGGGCGTCCCCGATGGGGATGACGAGGTTGCCCTGCTTCGTGATGCGTGCGCCGTAGAGCCGGCCAGGTGGCAGGCCTTTGCGCGTGAGGTAGGCGTTCTCGCCGGCCTCGCGGCTGCACTGGGCCCAGCCGCGCGCGGCGCGCACGGCGGCGCGCTCGTGCTGCTGCGCCAGCTCGGCGGCAGCGGCCTTGCGGTCGGCCAACATGCGGGCCTTCAGCGCCTCGGCCTGAGCGACGGTCATGCGCTCGCGGCCGAGCTTGGGCAGCTCTATCTTGGTCGCGCCGTTGTCGTTGCCCTGCCAGACGCCGTACGAGCCGACGAGCAGGCTGTCGCCGGAGTCGAGTGGCATCTCGTAGAGGCGATACCAGCCGCGTCGCTCTTTGTCGCCGCCCTCGACGCGGCAGCGCACCGGCTTGACGGTGCCGACCTGCAGGGCGTCCTTGATGATGAGACCGGCGGCGTGCAGTTGCCGCTCGACGTCGTCGTAGTTCAGCAGGGCCATGTTGCCTATGCCCCGCGAGCGCAGCCTAGCGGACCGGCTCGGTTCAAATC